TTGAGATCCTTCTTTAAAAAAGTGTCTGCCAAATTTTTCAATTTGACCTTGAAGAATACTTTGTAATTGTGTTAATTCTCTAGCCTGGACTGGACTTGCAGGCTTGAACAGGACCCTATTAAAATTTTTGTCCTCATTAAAATCGTCGAAATAAGGACTTACGTTGAGGTTTGTCTCTTGTGGCATGTTCTTAGAACTCTAAAACGATTTTAATGTCTTCTTTCTGGCTGACACTACGTTGAATAGCCGCCCTGTTATCTATGTATAAGATATCTCCAGAATATTTTTTAATTTCTGGAGCAGCCACACCTTCGACGAAGTTTTGACCAAGTTGTACCTGGGCACTACCAACAGTAGTTGCTGTGCCTGGATTTGCGGTGGTGCCAAAACTGGTATCGATACCCAATACCGCTCCAGCACTTTGACCTCCAACAGCGTAACTACCACCAGCGCCAATCTGAGAAGTGAAGTCTACAAGTCTGAATCCATATGTGGTTGAACCAAGGCCAACTGGGTTATAAAGTTTCAAGACACCAGTAGCGCTATCCCAACTTGCGACATATCCTACAGCAGTAGAACCAATTCCAATTGTTTGATAAACGGGAGTATCTACAGTGTATGTTGTGTCAGAAACATCACCACCTACCAATGATTTTAATTTCAGTCCAACGAGAGCACTTGCTCTAGATTGATTAAGTAAGCTTCCCGATTGTGTTGTTGGGTTTCTAACCAGTCCCACTCGGGCAAAGTCGTTTCCAACGATAAAGTCTGGATTAGTCAAATCATTTTCAAATCTAGAATATAGAAGAACTCTAAATGCACCAAGTTCTCTATAAACGTCATTTCCATGACCACCTACAGGAGGTATGATAACTTCAAAGTTAGCGACAGAAGTTGTTCCAACACCAACAGCAGAGAGGCCTGCAATTGGACCACCAGTTTCTGCTCCTGGAGCTCCAGGGAAGAAATTAATATTTGCTCTGGTATAACCAACTCCACCATCAGTGATAGTTACATCGTTAACTTTACCCTGAGCGTCAACCGTGATAGAGGCCTTTCCTCCAGTGCCATCACCAAGAATAGGAATATTGTTAAATGTAGTAGAAATTGGTTGATAACCACCACCAGCATTAACAATCAGGGCTGTTTCAATTTTTCCATCCACAGAAGCATTTTTTACATCAGTGGTATCACCTGTTCCCCAATTATTTGGAACTGGAATGTAGTCAATCGAATCAAATTTGATAATATCACTTGGAGAAATAGTGTAGAGATATTTCCACAAATAACCATCACCAGATGTTCCGGCGGCTTTTGGTTCTAAATCAGTGAAAGTTGGTTCATCAAGAGACTGTTTTCCAAGAGGATTAGTTGGATTTTGTCCGTTATTAATACAAACGTAAACTTTAAACTGACTGTTTACAACATAATATTTTGCATCATATAGATTAGTAGAAGCAGTTTGGGGAGAAAGATTTTCTCTAGTGTAATTGTTTTTATACATCTCATAGACTGTGCCCGCAGCCCATGAGTATTTTCTAATCATTCTTTTCACATCATTTGTTCCCAATTTCTTGAGAGCAATCATTGTGTCATAATCATCATTATACTCCCTAAAACCATCCTTTGGTGCAGGAGTATTGGTATTCCAATCCGTAGTACCATAACCCAGGCCAACGTCCCCAGAATTGGGTAGTCCTAAAAAGGTATAATATGATTGGGTTGTATCCGCAACACCAGCGACAAAATTCGCAGCGTTAAGGATCCTGAATTGATCAGAAATAATCGCGGGCATTTTTACTACGAGTTTTCTATAGGTTTATTTATGTTGTCTCATCAAAGTCACTGTAATTTTCAGACATTGACTTGATTCTGACAACGGAGGCTCCTGTTGAAATTCCAACAGAACCATTGTTTGTTTGAGCAGAGAATGATTTTGGATTTAATCTATCTCTTTGGAAATTATAAAGTCTACCCCAACTGTATTTACCAATTCTTGGAGCAAAGTCGGTAGTTCCAATACCAGTTATACCCTGCACATTACAGAATACTGTAACAATACCAGAAGAAGACTGGTCTTTCTGTGCAACAAGATAAACATTGTCGAGGAAAGTAGTTCCAACACCAATTGGTTCATTACCAACAGTGATAGATGTAGTTGGAGCTCCTGTGACAGAGTTGTTGATTACGAAATACTTACCAGAGTCGATTCCACTTCTAACAATGTCTCCAAATGCAGGCTGATCCAAGAACGCATCAGAATCAAGTTCAAATATCAACATTGGACTTGTGGTATTGATACCAGTTGCAGAGGACGCAACACTGATGACATCACCATAATCACCCTCAACCTCTACACTAACTATACGTTCTCTTGTCACTGGTTCAGTATCAATGAGAACTTCAACAGGAGAATCTGGATTATAACCAAATCCAGCTTCAGTGATTGTAATAGCAGTGATTGTTCCTGCGGCAGAAACTGTTGCAGTGCCAGCAGCAGAAACTTTTGCAAACTCTGAAGAATAAATTGAAGAAGAGAGACCAACAGCGACAAATTTGTTATCACCAAAGGCTAATCCATTAAAGTCTGTACCGACTCCAACGTATTTTTTGTACCAATTGTTTGTATCAACAGAATTCAAGACCATTCCACTTTGACCGATGGCCACCCAAACACTATTTGCATAACCAACTCTATTCAAGTCAAATGTAGCACCAGCGGAAACAACGGTCCAATTTATACCATTATCTGAGGATCGAAGTACAGATCCAGCAGCACCAACTACAATCCACTGACCTCCACCATAGTGAGCATGATTTAATTTGGTTGTAATAGAAGTTGTGGTAACACCAGACCAAGATTCACCGTTGTTAGATCTAAGAATCGTTCCATTATCACCAACAGCGACAAATGTATCTCCATTTGAACCAACACCATTCAAGTTCGCACTTGAGAATTTTTGAGTAACTTCAAAAGCAGTACCAAATCCAGCTTTACCTGCAACAGTAAAAGCAATCGTTCCACCAGCACCAACAGCAACACCTTTTGTTTGACCAAATGTTACATCATTAAAATCTTGAGAAACTGTAATGTCATCAAAGAATGTTAATGGGAATACATTTCTTCTTCTAAGAAGTTTAGAAGCTTGATAGTTATTTCCATCCGTGGAATATCCAACTGTACCAGAAGCACCAACAACAACTGTATGTGTGTTCATGCCTGCAACAGCATTAAGATTACCAATAACTAAACTGTTTCCACTATCATTCCAAGTTTGTCCATCCGTAGAAGTATTAATTCCTGTGGTACTGCCAACAGCAACAAATACACCATAAATGTTTCTAGTAACTCCTTGATACTCAACGTCGGTATAGGAGGAACGTATTGTCCAGGTTTTACCAATCTCTTTAATTTGTGGTACGGTAGAAGCAAAAGAAACTGTGGGGACAGTTTCATAACCAGAACCAGGATCAGTAATGGTAGGAATACCAACAGTTCCTCCTGCAGAAACAGTTGCAACTGCATCAGCTCTGTTGACAATATTGGCCTTTACAAGTTCAATACCATCTCCAGGGACTTCATTTGGAGTTGATCTATTATCATATGCACTAAAGAATGGGAATGCATTATCAACATAAATTTCCTGGGAGTTTACACCGACATTTTGAGTAATGTGAGCTACTGGGAAGATATTTGCAGCTAAATTAGATCTAGCTTTTGTCAATGCTTGATTGTTAAGAATCAAATCTTTAGTTTGTTTTGTCCAAGAAACCATTCTTTCAAAAGCAGGATCATTATTGATTCCTACACCATTATAGAGAACTGTTTCTGTTTTCTTAACTCCAGTAATTTCGGTTACTCTTCTCCGTTTTTGTTCCAGAGAGTTTCCTTGTCTTTGTAATTGTAAGAAATCACCAACTTTAACAGTTGCAAATGGATTTCCGTCATCAACATCATCGTTTCCTCCTCTGAAGAAAAGAATCTGCATTTTACTGCCGGCTTTTGGTGCCTCAGTAAACGTAATTTGTGTTCCTCCATTAAACTCATAAGATTGGCCAGGTTGTTGCAGGACATCATTTAAGAAGATAAGTAAATTGTTTGCAACAATAACTGAAGTATCATCACTGTTAATATTGATAACCTCTTTAGCAGTAACTGTCTGTGTAAGAGTAAACGTTTTTCTAGATCCATTAAATTGTTCGGAAAAATCATCTAGTTCGATTAATTGTCCGAAGGAGAATCCACCAAACTTATCATTAGTTATAGAATTTACAGTAACTGTATGGTCACTATATCCACCACTAGCGGTGGGAATACCTGTCACTGTGAGAACTTCTCCATTTTTATATCCAATACCTGCATCAGTAATATTAAAATCAACAATACTACCACCAGATCCAACAACGACAGTTGCCTTAAATCCAGAACCTGTACCACCCGTATAGGTCATATTTGAGTATGCCGTACCCAGTCCAATATTAATGATTGGTGGTGTAGTGCTTGCATATCCACTACCACCACTAACAGTAGTGATTCCAGTGACTGTGCCAGCAGAACCAACGGTGGCAGTTAAGACTGCAGTAGATCCAATACCGAGTGGATTAAAAATCTCAATAGAAATAGGAGCGGAACGATAACCAGAACCACCACCAGTTATTACAACACTCTCAATAGCTCCTGCACCATTAACAATCGCTGTTGC